CCTGAGCAGGAACCCATTTGAATTTTGGATGTAGACTTAGAAGTTCTTGATTGTGGGTGAAAATAGTATCAAAGGCATCAATGTATTTTTGAGGATCCATCTTTACAGAATCCACAATTTGAGGAGTGATATACTTTGATTCTAGCAGCCAAGCATATTTTGGTCCTGGTTTTGGATCTATCCATGCCCATGGAAGGGTACTGTCAATATAGAAAGTACCCTCACCACCATCCTTCACCCATTCAATATGCTTAGAAACTTTTCCATGGACTGAATATCCCTTGTTTCCACCTGTTAAATGAGTGAAAGTATCACCAACAAGATTAAGTTGTAGTTTTTGCATTGATTTGTTCACTAATCCATTCGTAAGTCTTGCGGATACCTTCTTCAAGAGTCTGAGAATAGTCCCAACCAAGTTTCTCTCGGATGAGATCATTATTGGAATTACGACCACGAACACCAAGAGGAGCATCGAGTTTATGCATTCGGTTAACCGCTTTGCCAGCAACCTTAGCGGCAGTCTCAACGAGCTGATTGATGGTAACCATCTCTTCAGATCCAATATTAACTGGTCCGATAAACTCAGAGTCCATCAATCGGCGCGTTGCTTCGATGCATTCATCAATATACAAGAAGGAACGAGTTTGTAAGCCGTCTCCCCACACCTCGATTGCTCCACCTGTCTCTGGAAGGTAGGCAACTTTGCGGCAGATTGCTGCAGGTGCCTTCTCCCTTCCCCCATCCCAGGTTCCTTCAGGACCAAAGATATTGTGATACCTAGCAACCCGAACAGGAATACCGTAATTGCGATTGTAAGCAAAATAGAGCCTTTCGGAAAAGAGTTTTTCCCATCCATATTCGCTATCAGGATTAGCGGGGTATGCAGATGATTCACGGCAATCGGGGTTATCAGGATCAAGTTGGTTATGCTCTGGATACATACAAGCAGAACCAGAGTAGAAGATCTTAGTTCGCTTCGTACCATACTGCTCATTCATCTGACGTTGCGCTTCAAGAACGTTCAGATTGATAGTGGCAGAATTGTGCATGATATCAGCATCATTCTCACCACTGAAAACAAATCCAGCACCACCCATGTCAGCAGCAAACTGATAGATTTCATCAAAGGGTTGGATATAACGGTAAGGTACAGAGTGATAGAAGTTGCCGCGATCACCCTTATACTCAAGAACTCGCCTTACAAAATCGGGATCCCGCAGATCTCCAAGAACAAATTCGTTTGCCTCATGCTTGGAAAACTCAGGATACTTAAGGTCAACACCACGAACCCAATATCCTTCGGCCCGCAAACGCTTGACCATATGTGACCCAATAAATCCACCAGCACCCAAAACCAGTGCCTTCTTAGTGTAAGCAGTCATCTAATAATAAAAAGGTTTCTTCTTATATATGATACCAAAAAAGGCGGTTGTTGTCAACCGCCCAGTGGGTTCTTAAGGTTTGCAGGCTCGCCACTTGCTCTTTGACCAGAAGCAAGAAACTGGGCGGGGTTACCCCATCCGCACCAACTGCTTTTGAGAGAAGCAGTAAACTCCGAGGGGTTAAAACCCATCCCGACCAGTGCTGTTATAGACCATCCGTGTCTTAATCGTGAATGTAACAAGGTACACAATCTGGATCTAACCATTTAGTGTACTCAAAGTCTTCCATGGCTATCTCAAACTGCATACCATTATCACACAAGTACATATCACAGTATCGTTTTGTCCACTCATTGAACTTTTGAATACGGTAATCGGGTTTACCGTTGATCTCAAGTGTCCCTACCGTAACATACCGATAGGGGAATCGCTCATGAAAGACTTGAGGTTTCATTGCTCTACGGTTTCCTCAACGTTGAGTTCGAGAGCAAGTTGATCAAGGAACATCTCATAGTCATCATAAGGATCACCAGAGAATTCAAGTCCATTTTCAGACAGATACTTACAAATCTTTTTGTAAAGTTTAGGATTCTGCATGTCTAGAACATAGCGACCGTCAACGGTATCCTTGAGGATTGCCATGTGCTTTTTGAACTTTTCAGAGAGTGTCATCGGTTTGCTTGTTTACCAGTATATTATACCGCAGATACTTGGGTTTTGGCAAGGGGGTAGACACTTTCTCGACTGGCCATGTTCTCAAAGACCCCTTGCTTATCGTAGTTCAAAACCCAGTTCTCGGTAACAACATAGAACCCAATAATATTTTGTCCGTCATCACGCCAGCCATAACTTTCTACTCGTTCATCCACACGATCGTGCTTTTTCCCAGTAAGAAGATAGTGATTGTAGCGTTGATGCAGATTGATCATTGGTCAGCGTTCCTCAAAGGTTAGTTTGCGGACTCGCCTTTGTCGGCGTTCCTCTTGGTATTTTAGGTCAGCATTTGACAATATTGGTGTTTTCTTAAGAGTCTCTTCAGTATTCAGCAATAAAACTTCAGATAAGTTAATCGCACCAACTTTGCCATCAACTACCATCATTTGATTTGGGCAGCCGCAACACTGTACCTTTGTGGTACTATGCAATTCTTTATTGCATACTTTGCATCTGGCAGATAACATTTTTTGACATTTAACCTTAAACAATTATGGGAAATACTGGATTCGAACCAGTGACAATCTCGGTGTAAACGAGGTGCTCTACCGCTGAGCTAATCTCCCGAGCTCCTGTTCCTGGGATCGAACCAGGGACCAAACGATTAACAGTCGTTCGCTCTACCGCTGAGCTAAACAGGATCGTGTTGATGTAAAATATATTCTACGGTGTTGGCAACATCGTTCATTGCATCTCTCAAGTCAGGTCTTTGACCTGATTCCATTCTGCAAATCGGATGACGGTTGTCTGTAAGCGTCCAGCGCCATTGACTCATATGGGTGCAATACCATAAATTAATTTTCATAAAACCTCAAAATGAGGAAGCGGAATATCGGATTCGAACCGACGACATCTAACTTGGAAGGATAGCGTTCTACCACTGAACTAATTCCGCGAGGCGACTCAAGTAGGACTCGAACCTACGACCGACTGCTTAGAAGGCAGTTGCTCTATCCAACTGAGCTATTGAGTCATGCTCTCTATCTAGATATATCTTTGAACTAGTTTTTCATATTTTAAAGTATTTTCTATTTCATTATAATTTGCATACGAGAATGCAATAGTAGTTCTAAGTTTATCTGTGGAGTGATTTGGAGATGATCCATAGTGTTGCCACCATGCTGGAATTAAAACACCACAATTAGGAATGTATGTAGTGTAGTTATACTTTCCCGTATCTGGATCTTGACAGACAAACTCACCACCCCATTGTGTATTCCAAAATGTGTTTGTGAATAAAATAAATGTCCAAGAATTTTGTTCTAGAAAATCATAATGAAACTCTGCCACTTGTCCGAAGGTTTGTCCATTAACATGGATTTTTATAAGTTGCATCTTTTGTTTTAGATGCTTAAGAATTTTTAGTTTTATAATAGCAGCAGCTTCATAAAATAGAATCTTATCATTAATTGTGGACAATGCCCACGATAGGTGTTGATCGGGACTAGATGAATAATTATTCAGAGTCCAATCAAAACACAAATCATCTTGAATTGAATTGAAGAGATTGTGTGGAAGCACATACTCAAACTTTATTGGATAATCCATCAATTTCGCTTGAGCACCTTGTTATTATAACCTGTTTTGAATGAGTTGTCAACGAGAAAGATTTGAGGATAAGAACTGTGTGATGCACCATCTACCCAGTCCGTTACCAACATGCTCATGATCCATTTTAATTTTATCGACCGAGTGCCAAATCATAGATGGAAAGATAATCATTCTATTATTTTTTACTTCAACATCGATATTATAATCTGGAAAGTGGAAGTCTCCACCAGAAAACTTTTTCTCTTCACCCTTATATAGCCAGGTTAAAACAGTGAGTGTTCCAGCATCTTGGTGTGGTTTATAATAATCTCCATTTTCATAATAAGATAACAATGTAAAGTCCAAATCAATATAAAGATTTTGATAGAACCAATTTGGATGACTTTTAATTGTATCAGACTGTAGTATCTTTCGATTTATGGAAAGAATATTAGAAAGCATTCTTTGATCTCTGTATACCAGATCCAATTGCAATCCATGATTTTTCTTCATGATGTTGCCAAACTGATCCATGGCAGGATAAGTTTTGTCGGATGGAGATAATTTTTCTGGATAACAATAAAAATCAAGTTCTTGCCAGATACCATCTAACTCTTTTTGATCATAAAAATCATCAATCAGAGTATATGGAAATGGATCTGTTATGTATTCTACCTTCATAATCTATAGATACCAAAGCCCCCGATCTGATTCGAACAGACGACCAGCGGTTTACAAAACCGCTGCTCTACCACTGAGCTACAAGGGCATAAAGGGGTATCACCCCCCAATTTTTTCAGCGTCTTTCTGAAACTTCTCAAGACCCTCTCTAGTGAGAACATGGTCATACATCTTATCAAATACTTCGATAGGCATAGTAACAATGTCCGCTCCAGCAGCAAACAATTCAGATACTTGCAGAGGACTACGAATAGAAGCAGCTAAGATCTGAGTAGAGACCATATGCTCACGGTAAACCTTAGCAATATCAGCAACTAACTTTACACCATCGTAAGAATTATCGTCTGTACGTCCCACAAAAGGAGAAACATAAGTAGCACCCGCTTTAGCAGCAAGAATTGCTTGTGCAACGGAGAAGACGAGAGTTACGTTTGTAGATTGTCCCCGCTCTTTTAGTTCAGCACAAACTTTAAGTCCAGCTGGAGTGCAAGGAAGTTTTGTAGTGAGCATCTTATGTGCCCTATAATCAACCGCTTCGTTCAACATTGCTCCAACATCGTCGAAAGCCGATGGATGAACCTCAATAGAAATACTCTCAAGATTAGGACATTTACTAGCGATGTTAAGTACAACGTCTCTAGCATTTTTGAAAGTTGTTTTTGCAATGAGTGATGGATTAGTTGTTACACCATCAATCAAACCTGTTTCATAACGTCTTTCAATTGCATTAATATTAGCAGAGTCAAGAAAAATCTTCACTGTAAAATAACCTCTCTTAAAGTATATATCAAAGATTTAAAGAAATGATTTCATGATCAGCGTTAGATTTAACTAACCACTCTCTGAACTCTTCATACAAGTCACTGGCTTCTTGATACCTTTCTTCGGCAAGTAATTGATTTACTCTTTCTTTTGCCCACTCATAAGTATCAGCAACCACTAACTCCAAAGGATCCATAATCTTTACGCATGTAGCGTCCGAGAATGTTACTATTATAGTATCTCGGGAATCCTGTGTCAAGAGATTCGATCAGAACATCATTCAAAAATAACTGTTTTGTTTCCTCATAATTACACTGACCTTTAGTCAAATGAAGACTCAAGATCTCTCTAGTAAAACCAAGTTTACCAAAGACATTGATGTCTCCCTTTAACTCAGGACAAGATCCGTAATATTTTTTCCAGTCAGATTCCTGCTTTACCTTCCTCTTTTTTCCAGGAGGCTTTCGGAACGACCAAAAATACTTTCGACCAATGTACTGTCGTTGGTTGCAGTTATTGGTAATGAGATAAACAAAACCGTAGTAATCCCCAATATCAGGGGAATCAAAAGTCTTACCATTATATAACCACGGATTTTCGTAATCAGTCTGCGATAATGCTGTCGATAACATCTCTAATCAATTCAGGATCACTTTCAACATAAACAGAAGCAGCCTCTGTAAGGTCTGCACAATGTCCTGTTTCAACCAGATAAGACATGAACAGCATTCTTTGCTCAGCAAAGCGGAGAACGTCTTGTAAGAACTCCTCAGGAGCACCTGCAAGGAACTCAGACGCTTCCTTGACACTCTTTACCTGACCCTCACCGATCAGATAGTCTGCCATGATCTCGAAGTTATTGAACAAGGGTTTGCCATTCTTCGTAGGAACCTTACTCTTTTGCTTCAGAGCATCACGGCCGCCTTCAGCACGTTCATCAGAGGAAGCACCAGGACGGAAACGACCCATTGCAAGACGGCGCTCCTTGTTGGTAGGAACTTCCTTGTCCTTCTTCGCTTGCTCAGCATCACGGCGGTCCTGCTCACGAGCAGCACCTTTGAAGTCGATGCCTTCTTCGACATCCTTCTTCATATTTGCCTTACGATACTTGAGATACTCTCTATCCTTAGCACCCATGCGACCTTGCGCCTTAGGTCTTTGGCTTCCACCAGCAGGGTTAGGACCACTGTTAGCGGTAGCACGGGAAGAGTATGCAGCACCAGATCTCTTAGAGTCACCAGAGATCATCTTACCAGCATCAGAGCGGGAATCTTGATACTCCTTCTCGGACTGACCGTGCTTACCCTTATAGAGTTCGTCTAATTCTACTTCTTCTTTGTTGATTGCTTTAGCAATCTTATGGGCCTTCTTAATTGTGGATTTCTCCAGAGGAGGAGTGTCACCAGTTTGCTTCATGGCAGATGCCATACCAATAGCATATGGGTTAGTTGCCCTTTCATCAACCTGCTCAGGTGCAGCAGTTTCTTCTTGCGCCTGAGGGTCTTTCATCTCCATGTACAACTTCGACAAGTCGCGAAGTTGATCCATACCCTTATAAAGATCCATCTGAAGTATTGAAATCCTATACGAAGGTATTTATAGTTTGAAGTCGCTAAACATAGATGAACTTACATCCTGCTTGATACCACCCACAATGTAGGATTCAACCTCCGTCTCTTGAGGAGCAACTTGAAGACCCTTAGAGGATAACCAGTGCTCAGTCCAAGGAAGGGGATTGTTCTTGGCAGGAATATCGTAAATCGGTTTCAATCCAACGGTTTTCATGCGGCGATTGGCAATCCACTCAACGTATTTGCTGAGGAGTTTGTCATTCAAACCAATCATAGAACCGTCCTTGAACAGATAATCAGCCCATGCTTTCTCCTGATTGACACAGTTCTGGAACTGTTCGATAAACCAAGGTTCTTGTTCCTTGGCAATCTTCTTCATGTCAGGATCATCACCTTCTCTCCACTTATTCAAGATATTTTGTGTGAGAACCAAGTGCTGCGACTCATCACGGGCAATGAGGGAGATGATCTTGGCCGACCCTTCCATGAGTTTAAGTTCACCGAAAGCAAAACTACAGGCAAAAGACACATAGAAGCGAATGCCTTCCAAGATATTGACATTTGCAATCGCTCTATAGAGTTTTGTCTTGAGATCATAGAGTGTTTCTTGTGCAGTTGGAACTTGCTCTAAAGCATGAATCCAATCATTAGAGTTTCCATAACTCTGAGCAGCTCGAATAAACTCATCATATCCAGATGTCACACTGGTCGCTCTCTCCATAATGTTCTTATCAAACAGAATGGTGTCAAAAATCTCTCCTGGGTTGGAGTACACATTCTTGATAATATAAGTGTATGAGCGGGAGTGAATCATCTCCATGAATCCCCATACAGTCATGGCAGATTCAAGTTCGGGAAGAGAGCAATATGGAATAAACGCCATACCAGGA